TTCTTGCATCGCGGAAACCGCGCCTGCATGGCAAAGAAGTTCTTGTAGGCGCGCTCCAGATCCTTGAGTGCGTGCTGCAGCGGATCCCGGAGTGTGGGCATGTGGCCGCGGACAACCGCAAGACGCAAGCGAGGTTTGCCTGCGTGGCCTGTGGACACGAGGCCCACGCCGATCTAGTGGGGGCGCTCAACATATTGGCGCGGGGACACCGCGCAACAGCCTGTGGAGAGGATGTCAGTCGAGCCAAGCCCGCAAGGGTCAAGCGCGCAGCCTCTGGGAAGCAGGAACCCGCCGAAGTGACTGTGCAGAAGGCAACTCATGCGTAGCACCGTAGGAATCCCGGCTCTTCAGGGCCGGGAGGATGTCAAAGCTGTTCCCCCTAGTGGGGTTGGCTCAAAGCCCTACACCCAGGAACACTCCGGGCCATGGCATCAAAACCCGCGCCGAAGCAGGCGCAACCCATAGCCACGAAGCCCGCGCCCCGCAAGAAGGACGCGGGCGTTGCTGCGTCTGATGCGGTGGCGCTCAAGCGTTCTATATGCGAGCAGATCGCAGACGGCATTCCTTTGCGCGAAATCTGCCGCCAGTCTGGTATGCCTGCATGGAGAACGGTGTACGACTGGATAGGTGCTGATGAAGAATTCGCCGCAGCCATCGCGCGTGCGCGCGAGATGGGACATGACGCCATCGCCGAAGAAACAATGGAAATGGTGGACTCATCGCCCGAGCGCGGCCCTGATGGGAAGGTTGACCCTGGTTGGGTCGCTCACACCAAGCTACGAGTAGAGCAACGCTTGAAGCTGCTGGCGAAGTGGAGTCCCAAGAAGTACGGCGACAAAGTAACCCAGGAGCACACCGGCCCAAACGGAGGCCCGGCGCAGTTTTCGCTGACGGTCGGCTACATGCATGCACAGCGGCGGGAAGATGACGATGAAGCGTGAACCCGTCATGCTACCGGGATGGGCCGAGCCGCTGCTCAAGCAGAAGCGCCGCTACAAGGTCATGCACGGCGGCCGCGGTGGCGGAAAGTCGTGGGCCGTGGCTATCTCGCTGCTGCTTCGAGGTGCGCGAGAGCCTACCCGAATCCTGTGCGCCCGTGAAGTGCAGAAGTCCATGCGCGATTCGGTTCACAGGCTGCTCAAAGACCAGATCGTTTCGCTGGGGCTGGAGTGGTTCTACGAGGTGTTGGACACGGAAATCAGGGGAAAGAATGGCACTCTGATTCTTTTCTCCGGCCTGCAGGCGCACACAGTTGACTCGATAAAGTCTTTCGAGGGCGTGCAAATCGTCTGGTGCGAGGAAGCCCACGGCATCAGCGAAAAGTCATGGGATGTGCTGATCCCCACAATCCGCGCGGACGATTCCGAAATCTGGATGACCCTGAACCCGGACATGGAGACGGACGCGACCTACAGCCGCTTTGTCGCCATGCCGAGCAGTGATACATGGGTGCAGCAAGTCAATTGGCGTGACAACCCGTGGTTTCCGCAAGTGTTGGATGAGGAGCGCAGGAAGGCAAAGCGCTCCATGCTGACCGAGGACTACGAGCATATCTGGGAGGGCAAGGCCAGAAGCGTGGCCGCTGGGTCTATCTACCGGCACGAAATTGTGCAGGCGCTGCACGACAAGCGCGTTTGCCCTGTACCCTATGACTCCAGCTTGCCAGTGCATACAGTCTGGGACTTGGGGTGGAATGACGCCATGGCAATTGCCCTGGTGCAGCGAGGCACGCAGGACGTGCGGGTGATTGGCTACATCGAGGACAGTCACCGTACCCTCGACTGGTATGTCGCACAAATCGAGAAGCTCCCCTATCGCTGGGGAACAGACTACCTGCCGCACGATGCGCGCACGCGAAACTTCCAGACGGGACAGAGCACGGAAGAACTGATGCGCTCCATGGGCAGGCGCCCGTATGTGCTTGCCCAATCTGGCGTGGAAGAAGGCATACGCGCGCTGCGAATGCTTTTCCCCAAGATGTTTTTCGATGAAGCCAAGACAGGTAGGCTGCTGGAGTGTCTCAAGCGCTATCAGCGCATGGTGCATCAAAAGACCGGCGAGCCAATGGGGCCACTACACGATGCTCACTCGCACGGCGCCGATTGCGCACGTTATATCGCCCAGGCCGTGCCACTGATGCGCGAGTCCACCAACGACTACATCGAGCCAGAAGCGCCTGACTGGCGCATGTGAGACACATCATGAAAAAAGACCCCGCAGCACTGACGCTCGAAGAACTCACGGAATTCCTGGACGAAATCCGCGACCAGCCCGCCTGGCGTGCGAAGGCCGACCGCGAGATGGACTATGCGGACGGCAATCAGCTTGACGGCGAGCTACTGCAACGGCAGAAGGCTTTGGGCATCCCGCCAGCCGTGGAGAACCTGATTGGCCCGGCTTTGCTGTCTGTGACCGGCTACGAGAGCGTGACCCGCACGGACTGGCGCGTGACGCCCGATGGCGACACGAACGGGCAGGACGTGGCCGATGCCATCAACTTCAAGCTCAACAAGGCCGAACGACACTCGCGCGCCGACAAGGCCGTGAGCGAGGCTTTCCGGTCCATGATCGGCGCAGGCATCGGCTGGGTAGAGGTGTCGCGCGAGTCGGATCCGTTCAAGTACCCGTACCGATGCACTCCAATCCACCGCAATGAAATCTTCTGGGACATGCTGGCGCGTGAGTCAGACCTGGGCGATGCCCGCTATCTTGTGCGCAAGCGATGGATGGACTCCAAGCGTGTCGCATTGGCTTTCCCAGAGCACAAAGACCTGATCGAGCACAGCTATGGGCGCTGGACGGATCGCTTCGACATCACCATGGATGGCGCAGGCAGCACAGACCTGGCCGACCACTGGTCAGCAGAGCGCGGCTGGAGCATCGAGGAGCAGGAGTGGTACAACTCGGAGTCCAAGCGCGCGTGCGTGTTCGAGGTGTGGTATCGGCGCTGGGTGTCGATTCTGTGCATCCAGACGCCTGACGGGCGCACAGTGGAGTACGACGAGGCCAACCCAGCCCACCAGGTCGCCGCAGCACAGCCGCGCGCCAAGGTTTTCAAAGCCGTGACGGGACGAGTGCGCCGCAGCTACTGGCTTGGCCCCCACTGCCTGCACGATGGCCCAAGCCCCTACAGCCACAGGCATTTTGGCTATGTGCCTTTCTGGTGCTTTTCCGAAGACAGAACAGGCGTGCCTTTTGGCCTGGTTCGCGGGATGATGTACCAGCAGGACGCGCTGAACTCGGGCATCTCAAAAATGCGATGGGGCATGAGCGTTGCCCGCACCGAGCGCACCAAGGGCGCAGTGGCGATGAGCGACGCGCAGTTCAGGCAGCAAGTCTCGCGCGTGGATGCCGACATCATCCTCGACCCAGAGCATTTCCGAAACAATCCGGGCGCGCGATTCGAGGTAAAGCGCGATTACCAGATGAACGACCAGCAGCACCAGATGCTGCGAGATGCACGCCAGGCTATCGAGCGCGTGTCTGCCGTGGCCGCTGCTTTCACAGGCCGCACTGGCACGGCAACCAGCGGACTGCAGGAGCAGACCCAGGTCGAGCAGGCCAACCAGACGCTTGCCAGCATCATGGACAACCGCAGCGAAGCCCGCGAGATGATGGGCGAGATGCTGATGAGCTTCATCATCGAGGACATGGGAGACGCCGAGGCAACTGTAGTCATCGAGGGCGATGCAGTGTCAGAGGACCGCACGGTCATACTCAATCAGCGCGAGACGGACCCGGTAACGGGTGTCGAGTACCTGAGCAACGATGTGCACCGCACCCGACTGAAGGTGTCGCTGTCCGAAGTGCCGAGCACCAACAGCTACCGGGCGCAGCAGCTATCGAGCTTGTCAGAGGCCGTCAAGGCGCTGCCACCGAACTACCAAGCGGCGATGCTACCGTTCATGGTGTCGCTGATGGACATTCCGTTCAAGGAAAAAGCCATCGAGGCCATCAAGGCGGTGGAGCAACAGCAAACGCCGGAGCAGATTCAAGAGCAAATCCAGCAGGCCGTGCAGGATGCGCTGTCGAAGGCGGGGAACGAGAACCGGGCGAGAGAGCTGGACATTCGGGAGCGCGAGGCCGCTGCACGCGAGAAGTTATTGCAGGCGCAGACGGTGCAGACGGGGGTGCAGGCGAGCTACTCGGCAATGCAGGCTGGTGCGCAAATTGCTCAGATGCCGCAGATTGCGCCGGTAGCCGATGCGGTTATGCAGGGCGCAGGCTATACACGGCCCATGCGCAGCGATGACCCGAACTTCCCGATTGCCCAGGCGCCAATGCAGTCAGCGCCGCAGGAAGGCGATGGCGTTGCAGACGTGCAGGAGAACACCAGCCCTGCATTCCCTCCCGTCCCGCAGGATGCAGGCACTGGCATGCAGGGCATCGAAACAGCCACGCCTTCCGACAACATCGCATAGCCCCCTTTAGGGTTTCCCAACGCGCACGCGCGCAGGCACATTGCAAACAAGCCCCACGCTGTGAAGCGCCGGGTGAACCGCATCGCTGTGAAGCGAGGCATTTCCCAAAGCTGGAGATGGACCAGCGCAGCCTTCTGGCTGTGCTGCCTGTCGAATGCGAAACCCTTTGGTGCGGCGCCGATATGCCGCAGGGACGCAATGACTACTCAAAGCGAGTTTTTCCTAGAGCACGCCGTCAACGGTGAACTGACCGATGCGCAAATGCTGCAGATGATTAATCTGCCCGAGGGCGATACCAGCGCAATGCTGGAGAGCGGCACGCCCGATGCCGCAGCAAATGCAGATGACAGCGAGCAAAAGGCTGCAAACGAAACGAAGACGTCAGACGACGCAACGCCTCCTGAGCCAGAGGAAGAAAAGCCTCCGGTAGTGCTGGCAAGAGATGGTGTCCACACCATCCCTTACGACACCTTGGTGGCCGCGCGTGAAGGAGAGAAGCACTGGAAAGCGCAGGCAGAAGCCGCCCAACGTCAGTTGGCCGATTTGCAAGCGCAGGCCCAAGCCCGAGCCGATAGCGGACAGGCGCCCACCAAGGCCGATGAGGCGGTGGCTGCGGCGCAAGTTGCTATTGATAACGGCGTTGATCCAGCGGTTTTCGGGGATTTCTCCGAAGAAGCGCTGGCGAAGGGCATTCAGATCGTGGCCAAGCAAATGGTTGCGCAGGAAGTACAGGCGAAGGTGGACGCAGCGCTGAACGAGGCCCTGGCCCCGATTCGGCAAAAGCAGCAAACCGACGCCGTTTCGGCGCATCTCAACGCGATCTACAGCAAGCACCCTGATGCCGACTCCATTGCAGAAAGCAAGGAGCTGGCCGACTGGATCGCAGCGCAACCGAGCTTTGCGCGGGCTGGCTACCAAGCCGTCCTAACGCATGGTTCAACCGCTGATGTGATCGAGTTCTTCGATACGTTCAAACGAGCCACTGGAATGACTCAAGCGCCAGCCGCAGCCGGGAAACCGGACGTAGCTGCAGCCGCAGGAGCGGCGATTGCCAAAGCGCAGACGCGGGTGCCCATGTCGCTGTCGGATTTCCCTGGCGGCAATGCAGGCCCATCGGACGAGCTGGAAGCAATGCGAAACCTTGAAGGTTCGGCCCTGGCTGAAAAGCTGATGAGTATGCCGCTCGAAAAACAGGCCGAACTGATGGCCCGGCTGATGTAGCCGTTATTGAACCAACGCACCGCTGTGAAGCGGCGCTAGTCCCCACTGAAGGAGCCGCACCATGGCAACGAATATCCCCTACGGATCGCCCCAGGCTGTCGTCGTACAGTCTGCCGGTCTTTTTGCTGCGAACATGCAGCGCAACACGGTCATGAACCGCCTGACGGGCAAGATGCCCCAGCAGGCCGAGGCCGAAGGAACGATTCGCAAGCAATCGTCCAAAACCATGCCCATCGTTCGCGCGGTGGACTTGGCCAAGGGCGCTGGCGATGAGATCACCTTTGACCTTATCAACCCGCTGGGTGGCAAGCCCATCATGGGCGGCGACTATGCTGAAGGCCGTGGCCGCGCGCTGTCGTTCTCTCAGGACAAGCTGCGAATCAACCAGTCGCGTTACCCCATCTCTGCTGGCGACACGATGACCCAGCAGCGCACGCCCCATGAGATTCGCACTCTGGCGCGCGCTCACGGTCAGGCGTACATGGACCGTCTGGGCGACCAGTCGATCCTGACCCACCTGGCAGGTGCTCGCGGCTACCACAACAACATCACCTGGGCTGTGCCTCTGGCCAGCGACCCTGAGTTCTCGAACATCATGGTCAACCCGGTGAAGGCCCCCACCAAGAATCGCCACTTCATTTCCACCGGCTCGGGCATTGAGTTGCTGCCAGTGAATGCAGGTGAAGTAACCATTGCGAACACCGATGTGTTCAATATGGATGTGGTGGATGCTATTCGCGTGGCCTGTGAGAACATGCCCCTTCCTCCGCCCCCGGTGGAGTTTGAAGGCGACATGGCTTCGACCGACGCGCCCCTGCGCGTGCTTCTGGTGTCCCCTGACCAGTACGCCTCGTTCGTGCAATCGACGAACTTCCGCACGCTGCAAGCCAACGCCATGGCCCGCGCACAACAGGCCAAGATGAACCCGCTGTTCATGGGCGAAGCTGGTCTTTGGAACGGCATCCTGATTGTCAAGATGCCAAAGCCAATTCGCTTCTACCCTGGCGACTCCATGAAGTATTGCGCCAGCTACACCAGCGAAACCGAGTCCAGCGCGATCATTCCCGCTGCCTTCGGTGCTGGCTACGCTGTGGACCGCGCAATCCTGCTGGGCGGTCAGGCTCTGGCTGAAGCATGGGGCAAGCATGGCAAGTCGGGTTCTCCGTTCTTCTGGAGCGAGAAGGAACTGGACCACGGCGACAAGCTGGAAATCCTGGTGGGTGCCATCAATGGCCGCTCCAAGATTCGCTTCGACATCGACCACGGCGACTCCAAGCAGTTCACCGACTACGGCGTGACCGTGATCGACACTGCTGTGAAGCTGTCGGCCTGATCGTGATGGGCTGGCCTTCGGGCTAGCCCGCTATCGAACCCTCATTTAAGGAGCCTCCATCATGGCAACCATCAAGAAACTCCGCTATCAGGACGACGCACCGTTTGGCGGCGTGCCCTATGGCAACACGACAATCAAGTCGTTCAACCTGACCACCAAGGCCAATGGCGCCGCAGTGAACTCCGATTCCACCTCCGCCATCGGTGACGGTGATTCGGTTGTTCTGGGCCTGCTGCCTGCTGGCATGGTTCTGCAAGACGCCATCGCCACTGTGTCGGATGCCTTCACGGCGCTGACCGTGGGCAAGCTGGGCTTCGCCTACGCTGACGGCGTGGACAGCACCGAAGTACCCCAGGACGACGACTACTTCTTTGCCACCGCCACCCTGACGCTGCACACCGCTGGCACGTACCGCAAGGTAGCGGCCACCGCCCCCGTGCGCTTGCCAAAGGATGCCAACTTGGTGCTGATTAGCTCCGGTGCGGCCCATGCGTCTGTCGGTGTTGCTGACTTCCGCATCGTCGGCGTGCTGGGCGGCCCGAACTAATCGGGAACCCATGGGACAGGGCTTCGGCCCTGTTCTTCTTTCAATGCACTGGAGATTGGCATGACAGACGTTGCCGTGAAATACGATGGCCCGCGCGCCACCTACCGGGAAGGCACCTACGGTTCCGGCCTGATGTGGAACAAGGGAGAAACCAAGCTGGTGCCCGCCCAACTGGCGGAAAAGCTGCTGCGTCATGCGCCCGTCTATGTGCCCGGCGACAAGAAGGCAGCGCCCAAGCAGGCTGAGGTGATTGCAGAGCCCGCCAAGAAGGATGAGGACGACACGCAGGATGTGCGCGACTCGCTCAACCAGATGGACAAAGACGCATTGGAAGCCTACGCCAGAACCCATTTCCGCGTGGAATTGGACAAGCGCAAGAGCGTGCAAAGCCTGCGCTCGCAAGTGACGCAACTGGTGGACCAGTACGGCCCAACCGAATAAGGAATCATCATGGCAGTCCTGACCTATGAACTGGTGCAAGAGCGCACCCCCGCAGAACTGGCCGCCAAGGTCAGCGCAATGCTCCCTGGCAAGCAGCCCGTGGGCCAAGTGGTCGCGGACCAGAATGGCCGTCTGTTCATCCAGCAGATGCAGTCCACTGGCGGCGCCGTCGTGACCGATGACATGGAGCTTGAGATTGAGCCTAGCGGCACGTTCTCTACAAAGGTGACGTTCACTGTTGTTGACGGCGCCATCACCGCAATCGTCATGTCGTGATGCCATGAACCTCGAACAGCTCACAGCGCAATTCCGGGTGGACGCAGATGACCTTGTGACCAACCCGCCATTGTGGGAGGACGAGTGGCTGGCTGACTGGTTCACGGAGGCGCAGAACGAGGCCGCTGTACGCGCAAGGCTGATTCTGGACGATTACACGCAGGCAGTGACTCAGATTGCAGTGACTGCCGGAGAGTCAAGCTATACCCTGCACCCCAAGGTCTATGAGATTGCGCGGCTTGACTTCACGCCCGCCGCTGGACACGCAACGAAGCCCGTGCTGATCTCGCGCGAAAAACTCGATCGTGAAAGGCCGGATTGGCGCACCATGCCACAAGGCGATCCATGCTACGCCATCCAGACAGACACGCGCCTGAGACTGGTGCCGGTGCCATCACAGAACGGCACGCTGACCATAGAGGCATATCGTCTGCCTCTCAAAGCGCTGAAGAACGATAACGACAGGCCAGAGATTCACGAAGCACATCACATCCACCTGGTTCAGTGGGTGTTGTACCGCGCATTCAGCAAGCCAGACGCAGATGCACACGATCCTGGCCGCGCCGCAGTGGCGCTTGGAAACTTCGAGGCTTACTTTGGCATCCGTCCTGATGCGGACTTGCGCCGTGCAACACGCCATGACGAGCCCCAGGTGAATGCCCCATTTTGGCCGTAGCACCTGCTTGGCTTTGCATCCCAAGAGCACAGCCCAGACACTGACGGCAAGATTTCAGAAAGGCCATCATGTACGGCTTCCAACCCAAAACCAAAGCGCCACAGGGATCGAATGACGGCGGCCTTGTCGCGCGCATGAAAAGCGCCGATGCAGGCCCTGCCACCTTTGGCTCGCGTGGCCTGAGCCAGTTGCGCGACTTGATTCCAAAGATGCAGGCCATGGGCTATCCACAGGCCCCCACTGCTGCAGATCCGCGTGCCGCACAGTTGCAAGCCATGATTCCGCAGATGGAAGCCATGGGCTTCAAGCAGCAGCCGCAGTATCTCGCCAATGGCGGGATGGTGCGCGGCGCAGGCACAGGAACCAGTGACTCCGTCCCAGCGCGGCTGTCACATGGCGAATACGTCCTGCCCGCAGATACGGTGCGCGCTGTGGGTGTTGGGGCTCTGGACGCCATGCGAGAAGCCACGCACAAGCCAGTCAAAGGCGAGCAATCCAAGGCAGCGCGCGGGTTCTTCGCTGGAGGGACACCGGGCGGCGTTGGAGCGTGGTTCCAAGATCAGCAGCGCGAGCAGGAGCAGCGCAAGCAAGAAGCTCTCGCCGCAGGACAGGCCGCAGACGCCGCAGCACAAGCGCCGAGCGCTTCCGGCCTGTATATGCAGGACCGCGCCCAGGAGATGAAAGACCAATGGGGCCAGGGCAAGTACGCGCAAGCTGCTGGCACCGCAGCGCGTACCGCCGTGCAGGGACTTGGCATGTACGGCCTGGAGGCGGCTGATAAGCTGGCCACTCCGGTAATTGATGCTGCGCGCGGCTTCGGGCGTGGCCTGCTTGGCTCTGACACGAACACCGCGAAGCCAGCAACACAACCTGAGGCCCCAGCACAAAACCCGACGGACATGCGACTTGCAGCAGGAACGCAGACATCGCCTATGTCTGGCGCGATGAATCAGCCCAAGCCGCAGCCAGATGCCGCAGGCGATACCGCAACCACGACGGCCCGTGAGGTCGTGCCTGGTGTTTACAACCATGGCCGTGGGCAATACAGCGACAACCCCAACGGCATGAACATGCCCAAGGGCTTCACCGGCCAGCCCAGCGCGCAGAACAACGCCATCTTGCAGCGCATGTCCGACCAGTCACAGGCCGAGTCCATGGCCCGCGTTGGGCTGAGTCAGTACGCAGCAGAAGTGCAGCGCGCAAAGAACATCAATGCAGATGAGGCCGCACGAAACAACTCGGTGGGTGCCCGCATGCAGCGCTTGGCCGACCCGTTCACCGCCGAAGGTCGGGCCATGCGGAATCTGCAAATGAACATCGACAGCAGCTTGGATCGCAAGGGCCGACCTACGGCAGAAACTGCGGCCCTTGTGGCTCAGTCCAAGGCTATGTCCGACGGCTACCTTGCAGAGCCGAACCAGCAGCGCACGATTGAGGCTGGCCTGCAGCGCGAAGGCATGCAGCAGGCCGGGGCAAACGCTCGTGCCATGCTGTCCAGTGGCATCGACCAGCAGCGCGTGAACCTTGCCAGCGACGAGTTCGGCCTGAAGCGGGAAACGCAGGGCATTGCCAATCGCAGTGCGAGCATGATCCAGGCCATGCAGCAGCAGATCGCTGCAGAGCAAGACCCGGTAAAGCGCCAGGGCTTGGTGCAGCGTATGCGTGAGTTGCAGGGGCAAAGCAATGCCCAGCAGCCCTATGAGTTCAAGGTATCGCCCAACATCAAGAACGCAGACGGATCAATGACCGAAGGCGGGGCTTGGGTGTTCAACCCGAACAGCGGGAAAGCCGAGAGGGTGGATGGTGTCTCAGGACGCCAAGGGCCATCAGTACCGAACGGATGGACTGAAATAGGTCAAGCCAACGGCAAACCGGTGTATCAGGACGCCAAGGGCAATCTGCGCACTTTGGCTTCCTGATTCACTCGCCATCAAGTTTCCCTGTGAATGGGATAAATCCTGGCGGCAAACTGGGTGGCTCATCGTACAGCCGCCTACAAGCCACTCCAACCATGACCGCCGCCCGGTTGCTCCGAGTCTCCCCGGCTTTTTTGGCGGTGCACTCGGCGCCTGAGCTGTAGCCGAAGAAGCCGCGACCAGACCCCTGCGGCACCGCCGGAATTCCGCCGGGGTGTTCGGACAGGCAGAGCTGGTGCACTGCATGGGCTGCTGTGTCGTTCGCTACACCTGGGGCCTTGTCCAGGATGCAGGTGGCGTAGTTGGCCGCCCAAGCTGGAGAGGCGGCGAGCAGGATCAGGGCGAGGAAGCGGCGCATGGGCCGAATGTACTACCAAAGGCCGCAACATCAATAGGCGCGGTGGCTGGCATTTTCTCGGCCCCCGTATAGGGTTTGATGCCGCCGCGCCGCATGGGGACACTGCATCCAACCATTGCAGGAGTACCCCATGGCAAACAAGTTCTATCCCAAGGGCGCTGAGAAGATCATGCGCGCCGCTATCAACTTCGACAGCGACACCATCAAGGCGGTGATCGTGTCGAGTGCGTACACGTTCAGCGACTCGCACGAGTTCCTGACCGACCTGGGAACGGTCGTTGGAACGGCTCAGACGCTCACATCAAAAAGCACGACGGGCGGCGTCTTCGACGCGGCTGACCTGGACTTTGGCGCCGTAGCGCCAGGGCCTGTCTGCAAGGCGATTGTGTTCTACAAAGACACAGGTTCTGCTGCCACGTCACCACTGCTCGAATATGCCGATGAAGTGACGGGCTTCCCGATGACGGCCAACGGTGGCGGCATTACGGTGCCATTCAGCAACGGCGCATACAAAATCTTCTCCCTGGTCTGAGGTGCGTCCATGCTGCACGCCTTCTCAAACAACGCGGTCACCACGCTGGCGGCGGGTATCAGTGACAGCGATACAACGATCACACTGACGTCTGATGCTGCTTTTGCTTCTGTCGGGTCTGGCGGGTTTGTTCAGGCCCTGACAATCACTGACCCCGAAAACGTGCTGCCGCCTGAGGTGGTCTATGCGACGGACATACCTTCTGCTGGACAGCGAGCTGTGTTGCGCGGGCAAGAAGGCACGACGGCACAGACGTGGGGAGCTGGTGCTATTGTGTCGGCCCGCGTGACTGCCGGGATGCTGGACAGCTTTGCACAGGTCACCGAAGGGGCGCTGTCTTTGTCTGCATCCGGCATACGCGGGCGGAACTGGCTTGGCGAAAACGCAGTTCAAATAGGCGGCTTCCCCGTGCTCCAGCTTGTGCGCAGCGACCTTGGTGGGTCTTCAGACTATGCTGATGGCAACGTGTCCCGTGAAGTTGTTGGCGGCACGCTGACGCTGAATCTTGGCGCGACAGCAACATGGACGTCTGGTGTGAACTACGAGCCGCACTCGGTAGTAGTCCCTCCGACACCGGATTCTCGGCAGTATTGCTACGAACCATTTGCCGCTGCGGCATCTTCCGAAACGACCACTACACCGAGTTTTACGCCAGACGACTCATGCAGCGCGCTTGATGGCGCCGATGAAGTTGGGAAGTGGGTGTCTATCAATCCTGCCGCACTGGAGCAGCGGATTTCTACTGTCCCTGGTAATAAGGTGCTTGTCATCACTGAGGTGGGGTTCGTATGCACATCGTATGGCGGCGGATCAGTACCAGTGGTTTCTATCGGCGCAGACTCTTCGCCTACAAGGTTTGCCTCCAGCGTTGCTCTTTCGCAGATCACGGCGCAAGACCATATCCACCGAATACCCGTGACCGCTGGCGGCGCGATGTGTAAGGCAAAACTGACGTTCAGTCTAGTTACGCCATCGTCTGGTGATTTCCGTGGGCGGTTCTACTGGAAGGGCTTTTTCTTGGAAACAGTGATGCCGCCAGAGGCATAAACCGCCATGTCCTACCCGCTCATCAACGGCGCAGAAATCAATGGTATGGAGGGCGGCGGGCTCGCCAGCCTGCGTCCTGTGAAGTTCGGGCCTATGGCGGCGATATTCAGCCAGCCACTGGAGCCTATGCGTCCGGTGAATTTTGGGCCGCTGACGGCACAACTAGGCGTGGATGTTGTCGCGCCCCTGGCGCCACTGCGACCAGCGAAGTTTGGGCCGACGCTGGTTGTGATAACTGCTCCACCGCCAGGCGTGATCTGTCCGCTGGAGCCGATGCGCCCTGCGAAGTTCGGCCCGATGGCAGCGGTGTTCACCGTCCCGCTTGGCCCACTGGAACCGCTGCGCCCTGCGAAATTCGGCGCTTCTGTGGCGCAGTTCAGCCAGCCAGTGGAAGGACTGATGCCGGTGCGCTTTGGCGCCGCTGGTGCTATGGTGCAGAGCTTTGGCATGGAGGGCCTGCGTCCTGTGCGCTTTGGCGCCATGGCGGCGGTATTCAGCCAGCCCCTGGAGCCCATGCAGCCCGCACGTTTCGGGCCGCTGGCCGTGCAATTCGACGGTGTGGCGTGCTCGCTGGAGTCTCTGCGGCCCGCGCAGTTCGGCGCCTTGGGGCCGGTCGGCACATCCCATGCGCTTACTCCGCTGCGCCCTGCGCACTTCGGCCCTATGGCTGTTTCCTTGGGGGCCACATGCTGACGTTCGAGAGCTTCACCGGGATCAACAACGTCTTGCCAGGCCATCGGCGCAGCAGCGGCGAGCTTGCTTCGGCTTTGAACGTGGACATCGGCCTGACCGGCGAGATTGCCCGCAGGGGCGGGTACAGCGAGGTGTCTGCTTTGTGCCACAAGAACCTGCACCAGTCCACTGGCTACATGCTGGCGACGGTGGGCGGCGCGCTCACGGCGGTCTGGCCCAACGGTGACCGGCATGTGGTGCATCCCGCATTGGGATTCAGCCGCGTGCGCTACTGCAACTTGCCCGATGGCCGCACGCTTTTCAGCAATGGGCTGATCCACGGCATGACCGATGGTCTGACTTTGCAGGACTGGACGATCCCCGCGCCAGAGAGTGCGGGCAGCGTGGCGCCTGCGCACGGCTCCCTGTTCCCTGGCAGCTACCGCGTGTTCCTGACCTACCGGCGCCTGAGCGACCGCGTGGAAGGGCCTGCGTTGGACGCGGGGTTGATACCCATTGGCCTGGGTGGGCTTCGCATCGACGGCCTGCCGACACTGGACGGGCACGAGGTGTGCGTGTACCTGAGCGGCGAAGGGGGCGAAGGCGGGTATTTTGCTGGCGCTACCACAAGCAGCACGTTCGACTTCTCCGGGGCCAATGACTCTCTGGTGGTGCCGTGCCGCACGCAGGGCGCGTTTGCTGCGCCTGTCGGAACGCACATGGCCTATTGGCGCGGGCGCGTCTTGATCGCTGTGGGGACGACGCTATGGGCGACGGTGCCGGGCTCTATGCATCTTGTGGCGTGGCGTGATTTCCGGCAGTTCTCCAGCCACATCACGATGGTGGCTCCTGGTGATGGCGGCATCTACGTTGGCACGGAAACC